ACTCAAGAGTACGGAAATCTATTTTTGAGTTCCACTTCTTTGCTTCTAGGTTCTAACGAGTTAAAAAAAATCAAATCCAATGAATCCGAGTATGTGTGGAGAGAAATAGATGTTTTAGGAGATTTGGGCATTGTATATGAAAACTTCAGATGGCATCCCAAATTTTCTTTGGATGACGCTTTTTTGGAAGACAAGAATTTTGTTTTTTCTGTGGATTTAGCCGGTGGTGGAAGAGGAGATTTTACGGTGATTAATATTTTTAGAGTTGTGCCCCTACCTAAAAAGTTGATTGAATCTAACACCGATTACAAAGACGAAGCGGATTTTTTTGGTTTACTGCAGGTTGGGGTCTTCCGGGATAATGGCATTCAAATTGAAGATATTAAAAAAATGTTGGAGGCTTTGATTCTAAATGTTTTTGATAAAGATAGACTCACAATCATTTTAGAGATGAATTTTAGAGGAGAACTTCTCTTAGATAAACTAATTTCTAATGATGAAATTTCTTTAGACATGTTTTTACACACCAAACACACTGAATCTGCACGTTCAGCTAAACCTGGGATCAAATACAACGAAAAAAACAAAATGAAATATTGTGAAATGTTAAGGTCTCTGTTCAGACAAAATAGAGTCATGGTCAATGAAAAGGCCTGGACTATTCCCGAACTTTTTTCCTTTGGCTTGAATAACAGTGGTACATATTCTTCTCAATCTGGACACGACGACGTAGCTATGACCCTGGTAAACTTATCCGCTTTGTTTGAAACTTCTGCTTTCTATGATTTGATTGGGGATCTGTATGACAGAATGGACGAAGGTTATAGAGATTTAATCGAGTCCAAACTAGACGACAAGGAAACTGACGGAAAAACCAAGGAAGGGAACTTCTATAATTCTTTTAGTAAACTTATGTCGTGATGTTCTGAAGATATATAAAGAGGAACTCTAGTAATATCCCCAATTGTGATAATTCATTTCGATATATACTAGGGAAAAAATATCTTCAAAACGATAATGGCTAAGAAAATCAAACTCGATTTATCACAATTCAAAGCTTCTGGTGTGTACACGCTGGAATTTGATGCCTCTGAAAACATCATCTTAACTTCACAAACGATTCGTTTGGTGGTTGGTTTTTCAAATAAAGGTCCATTCAATGCTCCAGTTTATATCCCAGATGTAACAACCGCAGTCGCTATTTTTGGTGACATTGATAAAAATCTGGAATCACAAGGCTCGTATTTCCAAAGATCAATTTTAACATGTCTTGCAACTGGACCAGTTTTTGCCTTGAATTTGCTTCGTCTGAATAACGATGTTGATTCCCCAACAGCAGATAAAGTAGACTATTTCGGTTTTTCTGTCGCAACCGATGAACCTAATGGGGTTTTAACCTCTCGTCTATATTCTTCTTTCTACAACAAAGAAAGATTTTGGTTTGCCGATGTGGATTATTTTCTGGCTACCATGTCGGTAGTAGACCAAGGTAGAATTTTTAATTTGGTTAACTTGGGACAACAGTCTATGTCAGTAATCGTTAGAAAATCTACCGATGCAACCCCTCCTCTACAGGGATATGACGTATTTGCTATTGATTGGTATGGTGCAAATAACGTGCCCAGTTACGTTCACCCTTACGATTATATTTCAGATTGGTTCATTGATGTAATTGCTGTTTCTGGAGATTGGACTGATTATCAGGCTTTATCAGAAGATCCAGAATGGTCGGCTTTCTTTACCCCCAATGGATTCATCAAAAGTCAAATTAACAATTTCTTGAGTCAACAAAACGTAAACATTATTACGCAAGTAACTGGGTGTTTAATTCTAGATTTTGTAGATCTGAATGGGAACAATCAGTTTATTCAAACGCTGGTTAACAACAATACACCCTCAACTGGTCTTTTCTGTGCTGTAGACGCCGAAGGATTGGAATATCTTTGTCAAAATAGATTTAAAGTTGATTTGGTCGGTAACTTCTTAATTGACGAATTAACTGGAGATAGAGATCTAGCAGATCCCAAGTTAAATTTCTTGAGTTATGATCAACAGTTAATTCAGGATTATCTTTACACCCAAAATTCAATTGGAATAACTGGCGGAGGAGTTACTGGAGGAACAGCAGGTGTTGCCTACATTCCATTGAACGTTGGAACATTATTTAACCTAGGTGGACCAACTGGACCTACTGCTGGAGTACCAGCATCCTCTCTAGAACCTTACGACCCAAGTTTAACATTTGGTGGTCTTCATTATCTTCGTACCAAGTCTGGTGTTACTGGTGGTGCAGTAGTTAACGTGTGGGTTGGGGCAAGCGGGGGATCTGGGTACACTACAGCTCCTACAGTTACTTTTGTTAATCCGGCAGGAGCAACGGGAGCTTCAGCTTATGCTGTGATAAGCAGCGGGGGAAGTGTAACTTCAATTGTTTTGACAAGCGGTGGATCAGGATATACTACTGCTCCTACAATTAGTCTAACTGGCGGTGGAGGTTCAGGAGCACAGGCTTACGCCGAAATTTTAACCCAGCCTTCTTTAACCTCAGCAGAAAAATTAAGATTAAAAGATTTTGTTACGCCCACTCCTTCATACACCCCATTCATTCTTGGTACAGTTACAATTCCTGCAGCAGCTACTGGAAACGTTATTAATCAATTTACAACAGGTGACTTGGTCAAACTCAAAATAACAGGGGTCAGGGAAATTTCAGGTAATTTAACCATAACTTTCACACATCCACTAGATACTCCTGTTTATGCTTCCCAAGGAATTCAGGTTAGTCCTACTTCCTTTACAATGGGAACAACCTCTGGCACAGTTTCTGAATTCTATCAGCAGTTCGGGGCTTCAGATTATCTAGATATTGTAAGTGTGGCATCTATTACCGGGGGCACCGCTTCCAACTCACTAACAGGTCAGCTTACAACCAATTTGTATCAAAATATCCTTTATCGTGAAATCGAGGATGGGGATATCATATGGTTGAATGAAACAGGAACAAATCTTTACTATCTGGACACCCAATTGACGGTAGATAGAGACCAATTCAATGTTTCGTATGTCAGAGCATTCGATAATGTGGCTAGGCAAAACCCCGATGATTTGGTAAATTATCCTACCTTTGGAACAGTTTATGCTTCTGATAATATCGGTTTGCCAGTCTCTGCAGGTAAAACTGATATTATATCTAACGTAGCCTCAATCAATCAATTTCTGGATGTACTAACAAAAATAGATTCGACAAGTTTCACCTTTGTGCCCGATCAAGTGAATAACAAAATAATTTCAGTTGGTGATTATTTAGTTTCAACTGATTTAGAATTGTGTGAAACTGTAGGTGCAAACAGACAATCAAGATTGACCAAAGTAACCTCAGTGGCCCAAACCACAACTGCAGGTGTGGTAAGAGTAACATGTGCCAGACCTATATTTTATTATGCTGGATCACCAATCCAGGTTCAGAAGTTCAAATCAATTCCACAATTTACTAGATCGTTCGATTTTATCTATTTAAGTGGTTACACTATGAGAGATGCACAGAGGCCGAACGGCACTGATCTGCGAGTGGACGAAATTTTGAATGTACTTTATGACACAAATTTGGCTGCAACTTTGGCAACCAAAGATGTTATTTCTTTCCGTTACATTGTGGATACGTTTAGTGGTACAATTCAACCAAATTCTAAGTATCAGCTTTCAAAATTGGCCATGATGAGGCAAAAAGCTTTGGCTTTTATCAATGCTCCTTCAATGGCTCAGTTCAGAGCTAGTACAGACCCCAGATTTACCAATGCGCCTACTGCAGTAGATCCATTCCCTCCTTTGGAAGCACAGTACATAGCTGAAGGAGGTAACTTATCTTTGAATCCTTCCTATACTTTTAGCCTTCCTACACAAGATTTAGGAGCTTCGTTTGCTGGGTATTTCACCCCTTACATTACCATCAGGGAAAATAACAGAAACACAAACGTACCTCCCGCAGCTTACGTTTCAAACAATTTTGTTAGAAAATTTGCCAACGGAGAGCCCTACAACATTATTGCAGGTCAGAAAAGAGGTACCATCTCAGGAGGCAATATTGTAGGTTTAGAGTATGACTTTACCGATGAAGATCGTGGTTGGTTAGAACCATTCGGGTTGAATCCCATCATTAAGAAAAGAGGATTTGGAGTTGTTATCTTTGGTAACCAAACTGCCTATCAGACTGTGAATTCTGCGTTTGGTTTGCTGCACGTGAGAGATCTGCTTATAAGTCTTGAAAACGATGTGGAAGAAATTTTGTCTAATTACCTGTTTGATTTCAACGAAGATTCAATTCGATTAGAAATCAAAACTTTGGTTGATACTTATTTGGATGGTGTCAGAGCAGGTGGAGGAATTTATGCTTATCAAGTTATCATGGATGCATCTAACAATCCTCCTTCGGTGATTGACATGAATATGGGAATCATTGATGTTATCATTGAGCCTGCTCGAGGCATACAGAAGTTCATCAATCGAATCACCGTAACCCGCACAGGAGGCATCGCTTCAGGAGGTTTCATCAATTTCGTATAACACATTGAATGAATTTTAAAAGAAGAGATAAATAAAAAAAGAAAAAAGAATTAATGGCCGGTTTACCACACTACCAAAATTCGTTATATTCGATTAATAAATACGAACCCGTTTATCTCAATCAATTTGAGGTGACTGTGATTCCACCCGCTGCTGTCCAAGGTGGTCAAATTTTGTTACAGCAGGTTGTAAATGTAAACGGCTTAGATGTGGATAAAAATCCATCTTTCGTGTTCCAGAAATATAAGTTTGCCAAAAGAAACTATGCAGGAGGTAAGCCGGATAAAACCTCTTTAGATTTGAGTGTTAAATTCACAGTGAATTTGAACGATGATAATTCTATGTACACGTTCAAAACTCTTAGACAATGGTCAGATCTAATTTATAATCCTTTGACCGGAGCTATGGGCATTAAAACTGATTACACCGGAACGATTATTATATCCATTTTTAACAAAAATGGAGATGTCTTTCGAAGAATAACGTGTCGTGACTGTTTCCCCATGAAAGCTATCGATCCCATGGAGTTAGATTATATAAATGGAACTACTTTGTATGAAATCACCATGACATGGGCGGTAGATTATTGGGAAGACCTTTTCACCTAAAAAATTAAAAAATAAATGGCAGGTTTACCTCATTTCAATAATTCACTCGCAGCTCGCAACAACTACGAGCCAGTTTTTCTGAACCAGTTTGAAGTTTTAATTACCCCACCCGCGGGCGTGACCCTGGCAAATGTGAGATTCAACGGAGAATCAATCATGACACAACAAGTCAAAAGCGTGACTGGATCTTTAGCTGTTGATATTCAGCCTTCGG